CTGACGGCATGCTACGTGTTCAGAAGCGGTACCCGTGTGTGCTTACTGTGCACGACGAGGCCGTATTTTTAGTACCGAAGACAGAAGAGGAGGAAGCGATGAAGTGGGTAGAGCAACAGATGACTAAGGAAGCACCATATCTGCCGGGGGTACCACTGGAAGTATCAATGGGGTCGTCGAAACGGTATGGAGATGCAAAGTGATCGTAAGAGGAGTTTTGTGTGACTATGAATGTTTGAGTGACAGAGACACTGCTGAAGCAGTGCAACGTGCAGTAAGGGGGTACTTACAAAATCAACGCAACGCACTGGAGAGTACAACACATGGAGATACCAAAGAAGGCAAAGATCAACAAGAAGACGTACGCAGTCCACCGCGTACACTCATTTAAGTGTGGCAAGCTTGGTGAGATTCATTACGCCAATCAAGTAATAAAGATAGCACGCCATGCGCTCGGCGGGACGTGGGGTAAACACCAATACCGTATGGACCTCTCTAAGGAAGAGCAGTGGGAGGTGTTTTGGCACGAGGTTGTTCATGGCATCCTGCACGATATGAAGCGGCACGATCTTAATAACGAGCGCTTTGTTAACGCCTTTTGCAGGCGTTTATACGGAGTGCTAAAGGAGAAATAAATGGCTTGGTCGTACTCAGCATTGAAAGCGTTTGAAACATGTGCTCGTCAATACCACGAGATAAGTATTTTAAAAAGTTACCCATGGGAAGAAACGCAGCAACAGCGGTACGGCCTGCAGGTACATAAAGCAGCGGAAGACTTTGTTACTAAAGGAGTGCCCATCCCCGCAAAGTTTAGTTTTATGCAGGGAGTTCTAGATGCAATGATGGCTAAGCCCGGTAAGAAATATGGCGAGCAAAAGCTGGCCATCAACGACAAACTGGAGCCTTGTAAGTGGATGGCAAAGGATGTGTGGGTTCGCGCCATAGTTGATCTGTTGATTGTCGATGAGGACAACAAGCTGGCGTGGGCGATTGATTGGAAAACAGGCAACGCCAAGTACGCAGATACAGACCAGTTGGACGTGATGTCTTTGGTGCTGTTTGCGCACTATCCCCGCATAACACGAGTCAGATCCGCTTTAGTATTTGTTACGAACAACGGCTTTATCAAACACAAACGCACAACAGAGGAGAAGGAAAAATTATGGTGGACATACCGAGAAAGGGTAGCGAAGATAGACAAAGCACACGCGAGCGGTGTGTGGAACCCGACGTCGTCGGGGCTGTGCAAGAAACACTGCGCGGTCCTGAGTTGCGAGTACAACGGTCGAAGGTAGCTACTGTTGATGGGTGGGAGGAGGCAGCCATAGCATCAGCACCGCTTAGGGCTTATAACGTGTGGTGCGTGTGGGGACAGGCTAAAGACGACACTTTCACTACCCCACTTCGACGGATTGAGTCCATGAGTGATCTTGACCACGCAGTATTCAAGACGCCTGTGGAAACGCTGGTAAACCTATGGCTCGCTCGCTTTGGTTCTGGGTGGATACCAAAAGAGGAGGTTCGCAACGATGAGTTTTTTGATTGGGCTGCGCTACGCCTGAACAAATTAGGGAAGTTGGAAGAGCAGACGGTTGTCAATACGACAAACATACACGATTTTCCCTCCCGCGTCATGGTACGTATCATGGAGGAATAACATGGAGATCATAGACAACAGGGTGTTGCTACTACGTACCCGCACCCCCCATAGGTACTCCCTGATCCCCAAGAGCAAGGTACTGGGGGATGTGGGGAATGGGCTGTATGAAGTAGCGGTGCACTGGGGCATCGATGAAGCTCGCGTACTGAGAAACATCGGTGTGAGAGGTGTTCCCTCCCCCATACAACGCAGCTACACATGGCCCGGAAAGTACACTCCCTTTGCTCATCAGAAAGAGTGTGCCTCTTTTTTCACGCTGCACAAACGGGCATTTAACTTTAGCGAGCCCGGTACGGGTAAGACGCTGGAAGCGCTGTGGGCTGCGGACTACTTGATGGGGATTGGTGAAGTACGGCGCTGCCTCATTATCTGCCCCCTCTCCATTATGCAGTCTGCATGGCTGGGGGACATCGGCAAAAGTGTTATCCATCGTAGCGCCGTAGCGTGTCATCACTACAAGTCAGAGCGCCGGCGCGAAATGGTGCGTAATAATTATGAGTTTGTGATTATTAACTATGATGGGCTAGCGTTGGTACGGGACGCGATTATTGAGGATGGTACGTTTGATCTCGTCATTGTTGATGAGGCAAACGCGTATAAAACTTCCTCTACAAACAGGTGGAAAATTCTCCGTAGTATCGTGCAACCCAGCACATACCTGTGGATGATGACCGGCACACCCGCCGCGCAGTCTCCCGTGGATGCGTACGGGCTGGCTAAGCTGGTATCTCCTGATAAGGTACCCAAGTACTTTACCAGCTGGCGGGATAAGGTAATGTATAAGGCCACACGGTTTAAGTGGGCACCCAAGGACGACGCGGACGAGCAGGTTCACCTAGCGCTCCAGCCTGCCATACGCTTTACTAAAGAGGAGTGCTTGGATCTTCCCCCAGTATTGACTGAGACCCGTGTGGTGCAGCTAACTGCGCAGCAAGCACGGTATTACAAGCTGATGAAAGAGAAGATGACCATGCAGGCGGCGGGAGAAACTATAACCGCTATCAACGCTGCAGGGGGTGTTAACAAGCTGCTACAGATCAGCGCGGGTGCGGCCTACACAGATAACCGTGAGGTTGTGGAGTTCGACTGTACCCCGCGCTTGCAGGTACTGCTTGAGGTTCTATCCGAGACGAGCCGTAAGGTATTGGTGTTTGCTATGTACCGACATAACATAGACAGCATCCATGCCTTCTTGGTGCAGCACAATATCGGAGTGGAGCGTATTACAGGAGATGTATCCCCCAACAAAAGAACGGAGGTGTTTAACCGGTTTCAGACAACGAACGAAATAAAAGTTTTAGTGATTCAACCGCAAGCCGCACAGCACGGCGTAACATTGACCGCTGCTGACACGGTTGTGTTTTGGGGCCCCGTAATGTCGGTGGAGTCGTATATACAGTGCATCGCACGCACTGACAGACAAGGGCAGACATCGGGCAAAGTAACGGTTGTTCATATCCAAGGAAGTCCAATAGAGTCCAGTATGTTCCGGAGGCTCGCGGGGAGGGTTGAGGACCACTCAATGCTGTTAAAAATATTTGAAGAAGAGCTTGCATTATAAAAACAGTGGTAGTAGTATTGTAAAAAGTTATACAACACAACGGAGAACCAAATGGGTGATAAAAGCGAAGTGCAAGAAGCACGGCTGGTAAAGATTCGGCAGCGCATTCGCGCAGCTATGCAGGAGCTAACAAAGGAATACGACGCTGCATTCGGAGAACTGGAGGAGCAAAAGAAAGCGCTGGACAATGAGATCAAAGCGCGCATGCAAGCGCAGGGGCTCAAAAGTATGAAAACGGATTTTGGCTTGGTCATGCTGAAAATCCAAACCCGCTACGAAACCTCGGACTGGGAGGCGTTTGAGAAGTTTTGCTTGGAGCGTGGCACCATTGCTTTCTTGCAGAAGCGGGTAGCACAGTCAAATATGGCTGCGTTTTTGCAGGAAAACCCCGACGCAATCCCGCCGGGGATGAACGTATCATCTGAGTACATCGTAAGCATTCAATCCCCCAAATAAGGAAATAAGAAATGAGTAACATAGTGATGTTTGATGCAAAGCAACGCCCTGCCTACGCAATGGTCAAGCAGGAGGCGTCGGATTTAACTGACTCCCTTGCTGGCGGTAGTGCTGGATTTCCAAAAAAGGTGTCCATCAAAGGCGGTGTGTTCCGCTTGGTAGTGGACGGCAAAGAAGTAGCGTCGATTGAAGAGCGCTACCTCGACGTTGTTATCGTGCGCGGGGCACCGCATATTGGGCGCACATACTACGGCGCTAAGTATGACGAGGACAAAGCAACCGCCCCAGAGTGCTGGTCAGCCGATGGTGTAGCGCCGGATTCGTCCTCTATCAACCTGCAGCACACACGGTGCATGGACTGCCCGCAGAACATTAAGGGCTCTGGGACGGATGACTCTCGCGCTTGTCGCTTTTCGCAGCGGGTTGCTGTGGTGCTGGCCAACGACATCGAGGGCGATGTAATGCAGATCAGCCTACCGGCAAAGTCTATCTTCGGCAAAGAGGAGGGAGACAACCGCCCGCTGCAGGCTTACGTTCGCTTCCTCAAAGCGAACAATGCTAAGGTTGAGCAGTTTATTACTCGCTTGAAATTTGACACCGACGCCAGCACACCTAAACTGTTTTTCAAAGCCATGCGCTGGTTGGAGCCGGCTGAGCACGAGGTAGCTCGAGAGAAAGGGCAGTCGGACGAAGCTATTGATGCGGTGTCTATGTCCGTGTCCGCACCCAATGCCGCTAAGGGGGAGGGGCTTCCCCCCAAGCCGCAAGCAGCGATAACCGCTAAGCCCGTAGCCGCCCCGGCTGAGGAAGAAGAGCCGCCCGCACCGGCAGCAACTGTGGGTAAAAAGAAACCCCCAGCAAAGGTGGCACCCAAGCCCGCAGCTGCTGCAAGCGAACCAAGCAAGCGAAACACATCAACGCCGCAACCGCCCGCTACAACCGCAAGGGCTGACATAGATGCTATAGCGGCCAAGTGGGACGACGCCGACGACTGACGTTTGAACCGAATCCCCCCCGGCTGGCATATCTTAAAGGGGGATCGCGGGGCTTTTGTGAAGCCACACCTCAAAGGGGCCACACGCGCGGCCCCGCTAATATGCCAAGCGCGCCACATCAATTACCGGAGTAGCTAATGCCGTACCGTGAGGAGCTTCGACAGGAAATAAAGCAAGCGCCCAAGACACTGGGAAACCAGCTTGGGCGATGGGCGGTGCATCTTGATTTTTCAATTGCTCGCATCGCAAAATCAACAGGGGCAACTCGACAAACTGCTTACAACTGGGTAACCGGTGGGCTTGTGTCACCTGCCTACCGTGACCGCGTTCGTGTGCTGCTGGAAACACTACGGGCGTCCACAACAGCGGAGCAAGCGTGGAGGAAAATATGCCAACAACTCAACATAAAGAACTGAAACCCGATGTACCCACATTCCTGACTAACGCAGAGTTACACAGGTTTGCAGACCCGTGGCTTTTTGAGCACAAAACGCTGCCATACGAATGGCAGAAGGAGCTTGTATCCCGGCTACGTAAAAGCACAGAAACACCCTAACCCGAGGGAGTATATATGGAACCGCGAGAGTTTCTAGCGGCGGTGCTCCCTACTGCGGGACACTACTGCGTAGCACAGTTCGTAAGAAAAAAGGAAGCGCACACATTCTCGTCAACAGTGGACGGGATGATAAGCACGATCAACCGATACGAGAAAAAGAAGTACTGCACGTTCTTTGCCCTCTCTTCATTCAAAACGGAAGACAGCCGTGCTGCAACAAACGCCCAGTTCATCCGGGCATTATTTTTAGACCTCGACTGCTCTGGGTCGGCGGGGGAGGATGATGTCAAGGTATATCAAAGCAGGCAAGCGGCGCTAGCGGCGCTGGATGCATTTCTACGCGCGTCGGGGTTACCTACCCCTTGGCTAGTTTCCTCTGGCAACGGCATCCACGCTTACTGGCCGTTAACGGTCAACGCCACCATCGAAGAGTGGAAACCCATAGCGGAGAACCTAAAGCGTTTGTGCATACAGCACGGGCTTAAGATTGACCCCACCGTAACTGCTGATGCCGCTAGGGTGCTGCGTGTGCCCGGGACGCACAACTGGAAGAAAAAGAATGTAAAGCCGCTGTTGTGCAGCGTCAAATATGCAAGTGACCCCACTCACTTCGTGCTGGCTGAGCTAGCTACAACCATACTGGCTACGCTAGAAAAGCCAATCAGCACGCCATCAACTCTGTTTGACGTGCCGGGTGAACGCTTTACTATGCCAGCACCATCGCTTGTGCCGGTGAACGATAACCGCGTCACGTTCTTTAAGTCGATCATGTCCCGCACTGTGGCGGGTAAAGGGTGCGGGCAGCTGTCCTACTACATGGAGCATGCTTCAGAGGATGGCATGGAGCCAATATGGCGCGGGATGCTGTCGCTGGCTATGGTGTGCGAAGATGGCACTAAGGCTACACAGTTTCTGTCCAAGCTCCACCCCTACGCCGACACACGCATGCACCAAAAGTTGCGGGAGATAAAGGGCCCATACCCCTGCGTCAAACTAGACAGTGAGAATCCCGGCGTATGCACAGCGTGCCCACACTGGGGGAAAATTACTAATCCCCTTGCCCTTGGGCACGAAATCCAGACAGACAGTGGTGAGAAGGATGTAGAGATCCACGTAGACATGGACACGGCGAGCTCCGTAGTAGTCAAGCGCCCCACGCCGCCCCACGGCTACGCCTACGGGGCCAAGGGGGGTGTCTACCGGCAGGTTAAGGAAGTAGACGCAGAGGGCGAGGCGTTGGTTACCAACAAGCAGGTATTAGGGTATGACCTGTTTGCTGTGGACCTGTTGAACGATACGGACGGACACCACGTTCACCTCATGGCGATGCGCCCCGAGGGCCCTACTTCACTGGTTATCCCACAGCGTTCCGTAGTCAGTAAGGACGAAACGGTTAAGGCGTTGGCTGAGAAAAACATACTCGCTTCTTATGGCGCGGGTAACGATAGATACCTGTTTGACTATGTGCGCGCTTGCACAGAGAGCATTTCAACTTCAAGGAAAGCCGTTATCGTACCAACATCTTTTGGCTGGCAGAGGGATAACTCGTTTGTTCTGAATAACACTGTATACACGGGGGGCAAGGAGAAGATTGTGCCCATCCCTAAATTGGCGAACATAATCAGCTTTACTGAGTCCGGCGGCACCTTTGATGATTGGAAGAAAGTGTTTAACCTGATCATCAGCAAAAAATACTACGACGTTCTTTCCATGGCCATGGTTGGTTTCGGCTCCCCGCTGATGAAGTTTACTGGGTTTGAAGCGCTGACGTTCCACATTGGCAGCTCCGACTCAGGGACGGGTAAATCACTGGCGCTCAATATGGCCAGCAGCGTGTGGGGGGATAAGCGTTACATAATGAACCCGAAGGCATCCGGCATAATGCAGGAGCATCGCGCGGGGTCGCTGGGCAACTTGCCCCTGATAATCGATGAGATCACTGAAGCAAACGAGGACTTTAAATGGATGGCGTCCTTTGTTATGGACATGACATCGGGAATTGGCAA